CCATGCTTTGTAATCTACTTCTAAATTAAAAATCTTAGGTAAATTTAATTGTCTCCAATCTGGTGTAATATAAGGTAATACCTGTATAAACGCTTTATCGAATTCAATTTCCTTTTCCTGGCGATCTTTTAAATATTTAGTAATTTCTTGCATTACGCCAATTGTAGGTGGACGCATTTTAACTTCACCAGCAGATCTAGTTTTAATAACGTATGTTCTTTCTTTAGAACTATAGTACGCTTCAATTTCACTAGGAACTAATGTAGCGACTAAGTACCTAGTAGATAATTCAATATCTACAGCAACCTTACTATCAGTTTTACCTTTAAGTATTAGCTTGTTTTCAGGTTCTGGGAAAGTTAGATCTCTGATGCTTAATAAAAGAACTATTCTGTCTTCTTCTAATACATCTTTGTATGACATTCTTCTATCTCCATCAGTTATCTGTGTACACATCTCTACAACATGGTTTAATTTCTCTTCCATGTCAATATAGTTGTTTTCATCCATTGTAGAAAAGTGTCTAATTTCAGCAGCTCTCGCTGATCTGATTTTAATCACACATCCATTAGGATAAAATTTACCTTTTGATGGTAATTCTTCTTGATCAAGAACCATCCATCCTAGGAATTGGTCTGCTGACTTATCTGGCCGTCCTTGACCAAAATTATCCATACTGACCTTTCCTAAACCATTAGATTCTACTGAATCTAACATCTCTGCAGATACAGCCTCTACCTTTGCGTTGTCTGTTACTGGATCGTTGATGCTATCTCTAGCTTCTAACATTGCTTTTGCAGCTTGCTCTTTTTTGTTTAATTCTTCACTCATGTTATTTGTTATTTAGGTTTTTTACTTTTGTTTTAATATACGACTGTTGTTCGGTAGATGTAAGACTTAATTCTTTTTTTATCAAATCTCTTATCCATGCGCTAACAGAAACTGGCCTTGTTTCGGTCTCTACTGCATCAGTTAAGATACAGCGATTAACAGCAGCCACTTCGTCCTCAGTAAGAAGGACTTGAAGTTTTTTTGTTAATTTGTGGTTATTCATAATATTTGTGTATGTTAATAATATATTATATTTATCTTGCAAAAAATAAGAAGATATCGTTTGATACCTTCTTATTAGTAGTTAATTTAGTTTAGTTTACTTCTTCAGCGTACACATCAGATTTCCAAGTGATCTCTAATGTTTGTACTTCTGCAGATGAATAATCTAATTGTTCCGTAAATCCAAGTCCAGAAGTGATAAAGCAATCATCTAATGTGATTTTTCTCCAAATGTCACCTTCTCTGTTGAATTGTACAATTACAATAGTTCCTACGTAATTCTTTTTCAAGCCCATTTCACCAGTTTCTGGATTATATTGTGCTCTGTACCATTGACGTAATGTTTTGTATAAATACGCTTGGTTAGAATCATTTAAGTTCAATGAAAAGTTAACAACTATTTCTAGAGAAGTATCATCTACCATACCAGCGAATGATCTAGTAGCGAATTTATACTTCTGTGAGATAGCTGCAACATCTTTATGTAAACCGCCAAGACCTCCAATAGTATTTACGTGTTGTAATAATAACTCTTGTCCAGCAACTCCGTCTGGAGGTAAAATTGTTACCTCAAAAAGGTTAGCCTGTACTGGTTCAAAGTTCTTACCCTTCTTTTGTGTTTGATCTTCTGAATAATGTGGTAATGCCATAATTTGTATGTGTTTATTTTATATATCTAATTTTGTTATGCAAAGTTTCCGGTTGCAATTTCTCCCGTATTTAGAATTGTTACTCTCGATACTAAGATTTCAAGACCTTTAACTGGCTCAACAAATGTATCTAAAATACCCATGTTGTTGTCAATTACATCGTTAGTGTTGTTTGTTCCGTCCATAATGTTTCTATAGTCGTATACACCTCCGTCTTTTTTAACTGATTCCATAAATGAATCTGCTAAAGTTTTAATCTCTAATCTAGTTTGAGCATTGTTAAACTCAAATAAGTAGTTCTTCAAGATTTCTGCTAAACCATCTTCAATATAGATCATCGCTTCTCTTACGTGAGCAGAAGATAATGCTGATTGAATTGATTGTTGTGCAGTTTTATTACCTTTGATTGTTAAACCAACTCCTCTTTCGAATACGATTGGGTTAATTCCAAATGGCTCTAAGTAATCTCTATCGTTTTTGTCATATGCAAATTCTAGACCTTGTACACCTGTACCACCTACAACACCTCTTCTTGGTCCTGCAATGATAGACCATGGTAATGCGTCTAAATATTTGTCAATGTAGTTATTAGAAATATAAGCTGCTGGTGGAATAATTTTAGTTTTTCCATTTTCTAATACATTAAGTCCTGGTGAGTAGTAGAAACCGAAGTTTGCACCTTCATTAAGACTTGGTAATGTATATACTGCAGTTGGGTTAAGTTCTAAATTACCACCTGTTGAAACTAATCTTGTATCAAATGCTCCTTGACCATCTTTAAATGATGGGTTAGTTGCTGCTTTAAATTCTTTCACCATCGGTGCATTTAGAATTGCTGAAGCGTTTTGTCTTTCTTTACAAAGTTGTGTAATTTCTTCTTTATTAAGAATTCCACCTGCTTCTAAAGATCCAAATGTATCAACTACATATCTAAAAGTAATAGCGTCTTTATCAATTAATGTATTTGATAAACCGTTACCTGGTTTTAGTTGAGTTAATAGCTCTGCAATTGTTTTTTGCGTTTGTGTTGCTGCCGCTAATGGGAACATTGTATAAGTAGTTGTTGATTCTTCATATCTTTTAAGAGCATATGCTGGTCTTAAAGATACTGGTCTATGACATTCAAATTCATAAATATTAGATCCAGCATTTACTGTCTTTATAATTCTTTTGATTCTTGCTAATTTACCGCCGTCTGCTGGAATATACATTCCTACTGAAACTGTTGTCCAGTCAAATGTATCCTTTGCTTCTATAGCAGATAATTTAAATCTACCTGCACCTAATGCATTAAATGAATAATCTGCAATTTGTGTTGGTAACATAACTGCTCTAGAATTAGGAGCAATTGTTGTATATGTAAATGAAGTAGATGCTGTTCTACCATAAGCTGTAAGTGATGATGCTGATGCTGCTGCATATGTTGAGCTAAATGATTCACTACCTGCTGCAACTATTTTTACAACATTAACTCCGTCTAAATCAAATAATTCTGATACACTAGCAATTTCTACATAAGATTCAGCGTCTGCTGCCAATAAATATTGACCTACTATAAGACTACCAGCTGTAATTAATTGTCCTGCTGGTTGTGCTCCAACTTCTGGACATGCAATATAAATATCACCGTCTACAACTGTAACTGCACCTGTATTAAATGTAGCTGCTGTTCCTGCTACAAAACCTTCATATTTTGAAGATTTAATTGCATCTGATGTAGTAATTACTGCATCTGGACCGTTTATTGTAATAGTATCGATTGGTGTAAATTCTGTTGCACCGATAGAAGCTCTTAAGAAACCGTCTGTTGTAATACCTGCCGTAGAAAGTTCTAGAGCTGTTGTATTTTTTAACGTTACTGATTGACCATCAACTATTGCAACTTTACCAAGTGCAATATCTTCTGATGTAGCATCTTGTTCAACTCTGTGTGATAATACTTTATAATCTTGGTAGATGTTAAAGTTGTTACCAACAAAATCAATACGCTCTAATGCTTCTTCGTTAATAGCACAGAATAAACCTGTTCTTCTTGATTCCAAGTTAACTAAAGTTTCAATGTATAATTGACGACCTTCTTGATCTTGAAATTCAGGAATAACTGATCCAGTATATTGCGCTACTAAACTAACTTCTCTAAAAGCAGTAAATTTAGATAATTCAGATCTGAATAATCCTTTTTCGTTAAACATTGAACCGTATGTTGGGTCATTGTTCAATACAGCTGCATCAAAGTTTCCTTTAAATACAAATACATCTACTAAATAATCTGATACGTATTCTAAATCTTCAACGCCTTCTGGTACATTACCTTCACCGTACCATTCTCTTGCTGTCATTTCAAATCCAGAAGTATTAGCAGCTTGTCTTACGATAACTGTAATAGGTTCTTGTTTGATGTTAGCGAAAGTAATTGCATTATCAGATGATGATGATGTATTACTAGCAGCATTTAATGTTTTAAGATCAGAAGGTACCCAAAATTTATCAGTATCAAATATGCTACTGTATTGAACAGAAGCAGAAGCTGCAGCTAAACCTTCTTCCGAAGAATTTGTTGCTGGAGATACCAATGCAATTCTATCTGCAGCATCAACCGCAGTTAAATTTAAAGCCAAGATCGGTCCTCTTGAAAGAGTTTCGATACATGATCTGTGGAAGTACATTCCTTTCTTTTCTAAAGATTTATCAATACCACCGAAAACTTGAGTAAATTGCTCTATGTTTTCTATGAATACTGGTGTGTTGTAAGGACCTTTTTTAGATCTACCAACAACTAACCTAATAGTTTCAGCCGGTATATTAACCGTCTGTGATTTGTCAAACTCTAAGCGATATACGCCTGAGCTCTTGAACTGTAATAATTGAGGACTTAATGCCATAGTTGTTCTATTTTATTTTTTTTTACTTTTATTATATATCTACTCTTCTTTCGAAATTTATTTAGATCAGGTCATAAATGTCATATTGTAAATCTCCGTCAGTTGCACTGTCTTTGTATAATACTAATTCCATTTCTCGATGTAAGTCTGGATCTACGAAATCCAGAAGTTCTTCAATGTAATCTGCATAGTCAGTTGTGTTAAAAAATTCAGTAGAACTGATAACTGTCATCACTGTGTCATCATTACCCATCTGAGCGCCATAACCACCTCTTGGTAAACCACCAAAAAGACTAGCTTCGTTTATTGTTGTTTCATCTGTTATATTTATCCTATTTATTTTATAAAGCTTTGCAAAATTTTGACAAAATATTGCTTTATTATCTGATTTAATTTTTATTCCCGCTTTTAATGTTTTAGAATCATGCCTATGTCTAAATTTAACTACCATTTCATCATCGAAATCATTCTTCTGTGGAAACACAGATCTTAAGTACTGGAATAACACAGATCCGTATGTGTTGTATTCTACTATCATCTTAACATTTTCATTATAAAAAATGTCAACTGATAATGTATATAGTATTTTAGCGAAATCTTCAATAACATGTTCATTAGATCTAAATATACCAACTTGATTTATTTTAAAGAAATCATACATAGCACCTGGATTTACAGCATTGTTTATTTCTTCACTATTCATTGGTTCTACTTGGAATATATTGATCACTGAATAATCACCTCCATTTCCTTCGGCAATATCTA